AAACCTACATTATTCTCTGGTGCATACAATGACCTAACTGGCAAACCTACATTATTCTCTGGTGCATATAATGATCTAACAGGCAAACCAACACTAGGCACTGCTGCTGCAACTGCTGCAACTGCTTATGCTACTGCTGCACAAGGTGCAACTGCTGACTCTGCATTACAGGCAGAGACAATTACCTTAACAGCACTTAAAACTGCTGCTGCAAACTCCGCTACTTACGCTGCATTCCAAGCTGCAATCGCTGCTCTATAATTAAATGGCAACTCCAACCTCAAAATCAACTTTAAAAGAATACTGCCTCCGTAGACTCGGTAAACCAGTATTAGAAGTTAACGTGTCAGACGATCAAGTCGATGATGCGATTGATTATGCTATACAGAAATTTCAACAGTATCACTATGAAGGTGCTGAACGTGTTTATCTAAAACACAAATTTACCCAAGCAGAGATTGATGCTGGTAAGGCAGATACAACTTCACTAGCAACTGATGGTACTACTGAATGGAAGGAGCAGAATGCATTCGTTCCTGTACCAGAACATATAACAACAATAGAAGGTATCTTTAAATTTACAGACAAAGGTACTCGTAACATGTTTGATATTAGATATCAAATGCGTTTGAATGACCTGTATGATTTTACATCTACACAGTTCTATAATTATTATATGATTCAACAACACTTGGAAACTATTGATTTCATACTAGAAGGTATGCACCCAGTAAGATATCAAGCAGTACAAGATAAAGTTTACTTAGATTTTGACTGGGGTGTAGATGCACTAGAAGATCAATACATCATCATAAAATGTTGGAGAGCATTGCAACCTGATACTTGGACTGAGATATACAATCAGATGTGGTTAAAGGATTATGCTACTGCGAAGATTAAGAAACAGTGGGGAACTAACCTTACTAAGTTTACTAACGTTCAAATGCCAGGTGGTCTATCTCTTAATGGAGAGATGATTTATAATGATGCAGTCGAGGAGTTAAAGGTCCTTGATGAACAACTTCGTCAAACATGGGAAACTCCACCATTAGACATGATAGGATGATATGGCAACTAACAGTTACTTTACCAACGGAACAACAGGGGAGCAAGATTTACAAGAGTCTCTTGTCACAGAGCAAATTAAAATGTTCGGCAAGGACGTCTACTATATCCCGAGAACACTTGTTAAAGAAGATAGTGTCTTCGGGGAGGATACCCTCTCTAAGTTTGAAGGAGCACATTTAATTGAAGCGTACATTGAAGATGCTGGTGGTTTTCGTGGTGACGGTGATATCTTCTCTAAGTTTGGAGTCAGAATTCAAGACCAGATCACCTTTATTATATCAAGGTCAAGATTTACAGCAGCGGTAGACGATAATGCAACTTTAATTGTAGAGGGTAGACCTAACGAGGGTGACCTAATACACTTGCCTATGGCAAATAAAACTTTTGAGATACAGTTTGTAGAGCACGAACAACCTTTCTATCAGTTTGGTAAGAACTATGTTTGGGGAGTACGCTGTGAACTGTTCGAGTACAGCGACGAGGATATCAATACAGGCATCGCAGAAGTGGATGCTATCGAAACAAACTTTGCCAACGCAGTCACCGTTGGTTTGGTTGCTGGTGGGTCTGGTACATTTACTGCGGGTGAAACAGTAACTGGTGGAACATCTAACATAACTGCTGAGGTTAAGTCATTTGATTCATCAACTAATACTTTGATAGTAATAAACAGATCAGGCATCTTCACGGTCCCAGAAACCATCACTGGTGGCACTTCTAGTGCATCGTGGACAACTGCATCATATAATACAATAAATAATACTAACTCAGAATTTGATATCAATGCTGCAATCGAAACGCAGGCAGACGGTATTATTGATTTCTCACAAGGAAATCCATTCGGTGAATTTGGAAACAGTGGAGGATCTATCTAATGCTTGGTACATACAATTATAATTCTATAATCAAAAAGACGGTTGTAGGATTTGGAACGTTATTTAATAATATAGAGATCAGACGAGTTTCTGGATCTAAGACAGAGGTCATGAAAGTTCCTCTTGCTTATGGACCAAAGGCAAAGTTCTTGGCACGTTTACGCCAAGTCGGTGACTTAACTACACAGGATCAGTTGCAGATTACATTACCTAGAATATCATTTGAGATACAAGGTATTAACTATGATCCAACTAGAAAGGTATCACCTACACAATACATAAGAAATACATCAGGCAATAAAGAGAACAAAGGATTCATGCCTGTTCCTTACAATATTAATTTTGAGTTAGCAATATTAAGTAAGAACCAAGATGATGCTCTACAAATATTAGAACAGATACTTCCATTCTTCCAACCAAGTTTCAATATAACAATGAACCTTGTACCAGAATTAGGAGAGAAGAAAGACTATCCTGTAACATTAACAAGTATTGATTACGCAGACGAATACGAAGGAGACTACGATACAAGAAGAACATTAATATATACATTGCAATTTATAGCAAAGACATATCTATACGGACCTATCTCCGATACCTCAGGTAAAGTTATCAAGAAGACAATCGTCGACTACTCTGCTCAGGCAGTGGCAACTGCACCAAGAGAAGTCAGATATGTTGCTACACCTAGGTCTCTTGTTGAGAGAGACAATAGTGCAGTCACAACTGTGTCGGCAGACATAGATGATAACGACGGTATTATTAACGTAGCAGATGGATCTGGAATATCATTGAAAGATGATATACAGATAGATACAGAGGTAATGCGTGTTACCAAGATAGATAGTAACAAAATATATGTTGCTCGTGCTTGGAATAACTCAACCGTAGCATCGCACGTATCGAGTTCAAACGTGTTCATCATCACAACAACGGATCATCAAATGGTTGATTCCGATGATGACTTTGGATTCAACGAACTTTATAGTGATTTCACTGATGGCAAATCAAGGAACCCAACCACAGGATCAGACGAGTAAGTATGACGGTATTGAGGATGCCCTCAATGTTAATACTGAAATCGTTCAAGATACTTCTATTGAGAAGGTGGTGGAACCTAGCGTCGACATCACTACGAAGAATCAACTTAAAAAAGATTATGATTATACCAGAGGTAACCTGTATTCTTTAATTGAAAAAGGACAGGAAGCAGTCGATGGTATATTGGAACTGGCACAGGAATCTGATCAACCAAGGGCATACGAGGTTGCTGGACAGTTAATAAAACATGTCGGTGACGTTGCTGACAAACTTGTAGATTTACAGAAAAAGGTTAACGACATAGAGAACCCTAATAAATCTAAAAGTACAGAGGTTACAAACAATACCATGTTTGTAGGTAGTACCGCTGATCTTGCAAAGTTCTTAAAGCAAGAAAAGGATAAATAACATAGTAGGAGAATCTTTACCCCATGTCAGTATTAAATGTAATTGACACCCAAACAGTATCAGGAAGTGGCACAAGCTATATCGTGGTAAAAAGTGGTGTGCTCAGATGCTATGCAGCATCTGCCTCAACGATAGCGATAGACGGTGGTCCCGCTATAACTTTGGCAGCAGGAGAAGCATTGTTAGTTTCCTGTGGTAAAGCAAAGAACGCTAAGATTCTCGGTGCAACAGATGCATCATCAATGGTTGTGACTGTTGAAGGATTCGCTGGTGGTGGACGTCATTCGTTCTCTGTTGGTGATTTCGTTCAGACTATTGATGGTGGTGACACAGACGGATTTACATCCGACTTTGAGTCAGCAGCAGCATCAGGTAAAGCAGTTACAGCAATAACTGGTTCAACTATTACAACAAATTATGATTCATCAGCAGCATCAGCAGACTATGCTCTCTCAGCAGCAGACGCAACTGCTGGAACAGTCCCTGTCATACAGCGATGTGCAAAACTTGTCGCTGGTTCTAACGCAGTCATCGTCGAGCAAGTACAGATTGTCGGAGGATAATCAGGAATGCCCGCAGTCTCAAAGAAACAACAAAGATTCTTCGGGATGGTTAGAGCGTTTCAGAAAGGGGATCAAACGCAAACTCCCTCATCTGAGGTTGCCAGAGTTGCTTCCAGCATAAAGATGAAAGACGCAAAGAAATTTGCATCAACTAAACACAAAGGGTTACCAGAAAAGAAAGTGAAAAAAGAATCAGTAGAACATGGGAACCAAACAGGGAACTCAGATTTCAAATCATCAGCAGAATTCATGAACACCTTCGCTAAAATGAAAGCATTACGCAGAAAGAATGACAAGATCGGTACTGGTAATACAGGTCTGCCACAAGGTGTTGTGCAAAAAAGTAGGAGAGGAACGAAGCAAGGAGTTGAAGAATCTTCATCAGGTGGAGGAATGGGAGGAGTAGTTACAGGAAGTACAAGCAATTCATATACAGGACCTAGCAAGGCAGATAGAAAAGTTATCAAGAAAATGGATAACAAAAAGTTTGCTGATAAACTAGCAGATTATGAGAAGAACATGGATCCTAAGAAACGTCAGGCACTTAAAGATAAAGCAACTAAGGGTATGAAGTTTACACATGAAGGAACAACATATGGGTTGTTTAAAGGAACAGGTAAACCATCTGGTGCCATGGCATCTTATCTTAAAAAGAGAGCAGAATTAAAGAAGAAGGGAGAAAAGAAAGAGAAAGCAGTGGCAGAAGGTGCGATGAAAGATTTTCTTGATAAGAAAGCAAAGAAGTTGACTAAGCAAAGAAATGCACAATCTGATGCTGCTAAGAACAATCCTCATTTTGATAGCACACAACCTTCACCATCTGGTAGAAATAAGTATGAAGAGACAAATGTATATTGGTCAAGCAAAGCATTAGATCAGTTAGATGAACTACAAAAGAAAGAGATAGAAGAAGCAAAGTATGAGGCGGGTGCTTCTGACTATGGTAAAACATCTATCAGAAACAAGAGAGCATTTGGTAAAGGTGGTAACGCTGCTGATCCAAAGGAAAGAGGTGGTGCCAAGATGTTAAGGCATGATTCACATGCTAAGAGAAGGTTTGTAAAGAAAAACAATAAGTATGGTGCAACAAACAAACCTCCTATTGATGGTGCTCCTAGTGATGAGTTCAAGAAGAACAGATACGTAAGGAAGGAAGAAGGATATGATATCGCAAGAGATGAAGGAAGAGTACCACCAACTAAGAAGAAAACCGTTACTACACCTGGTAATCAGGGCACTCCATGGAAGCGTCCTGGCAACGCAGTTGACATGGTGAAGAAGTCCGCTGTACAAAAATATGGAAAGGGTGCTATAATGGGCGAGGAACTCAGTCCCAAAATGAAGGCGATTGATGCGAAGAGTAAAGCAAACTTTGCTGCACAAGCAAAGAAAGGTGCTGACGACAGGAAAGCAAAGGCAGATTCCGCTGCTAAGTTCCAAGCACATAAGAAGAGTGAAATGGCAAAGGGCAAACGTCCTGACCAAGCACTTGACTCATGGCAACAGAAGAAGATGAAGAAGGAGGAGACAGTGATGTCATTCTCTGATTTTCTTAATGAAGGCAACCAACGTGCTCGTATGATGTCAAAAGCAAAGAACCAGACTACTGGTAGTATTGCAGCAGACAGAGGTACAGACGAAAAAAAGAACCGTGCTAGTCGTAAAGGACTAGAAAAGGATCTTAAAAAGAAAGGGATTGGTTTTAAAAAATCAGTCGGCAAATACAAGTATGATGATGGATCTGAGGGTAAGGAAGTATCCTACCAAACGAGTCCTGGCAAGGGAATGTCTAAGCGTAAGTTCGGAAAACTTACACGTCGTTTAGGACGTAAGCATGGACAGGAATCAGTGATTACTAAGAAAGCAGGGAAACCCGCTAGACTACATGACACTGAATCTAAAAAACCTGGGAAGTCATACAACATCGGTAAAGAAGTAAAGAAAGGTAAGAACCCCTCTGGTGAAGGTGAAACATCCGCAACCAAAGTAAGGGGCGGTAAACTACCTAAGAAAACTAAACCTAACTCAACTTATCACTATGGCACAAAGAAATGAAGCAGGAGTTTACGAATGTCAATTCTGTAAACTAACAGCACCATTAGGTCATGCACGTCCTAAAACGTGGATGGAGAAACACGAACTTAACTGCGCTAAGAGATCATGATTTCCTTCAAGGAATATCTACACGAAGCATCAAACTGTCCTGAGGGTAAAAAGTATTGCCCTAAGTGTCAGAGTTGTGTGGATAAAACTTGTGAGGAAAAGAAGATGATGAAGGAAGAAGCGTGGACAAAGAAGGCAGGACAGAATAAAGAAGGTGGTTTAAATGAGAAAGGGAGGAAGTCTTATGAAAGGGCAAATCCTGGTTCTGACTTAAAAGCACCAAGTAAAAAGAAAGGAAACAAACGTAGAGCAAGTTTCTGTGCTAGAATGAAAGGCATGAAAAGGAAACTTACATCAGCAAAAACTGCTCGTGACCCTGACTCTCGTATAAATAAATCACTACGAGCGTGGAACTGCTAATATGAATTATTCTTATCACGATGTCATGGAGGTTTACAGAGGAAAAGGTAAACCACCATCAGTTAAACACATACCAAGAATTTTTAGTTGGGCAATCATACTAGCGTTT